AATCTTTGATAGATTTGCTTGAACCGCCGATGAAGCAGTTGCTGAAGGAAAAGCTGAAGATAATGGAAGCAAAGCAGGCGCAGCAGCCGCAACAGCAAACGCAACAAAGTAAACCTGACCTAAAAGCAGTGGGGGAATAATGGCACAAGATGCAATTTCACCAAAGGCTGACCAACCGAGAGCAGGCACAACGGCTCCGATGCAAGATTCGCCCCGCCAGCCTAATTTGCAGTATCGGGTGCAAGGCGTAAGGAGTTTTGACCGTAGCCCGTCCACACGGACTTACGGACGTACAGTAAGGGGATAAACCTGTCAGGAGATGACGATGTACAAGAAAATGAAGCGCGGTCGCAAGACTCGTCGGTAATTCCTAGTAAGGAATGGGGTCTGGCTGACTTCCCCTGTTAAGTTGGCCGCATTTTGTGGAGGCTACTATGGCACGCAAAGGTCGCAAAGGTCGTAAAGGCCGCAAGTAATCCTTAGTGATTTCCCTGCGGGGGCGGGGAGTTTAAATATACGCCCCTACTTGACAAAAGCTATCAAAAAGCTTACTTCTATCGCCAAAATTAATTGGGGTATTTATGAGCGTACCACCGGATCAACTGATGCAAATGATGCGTAGCCAGCGTGGGGCTGAACAGCCTTCTCCTTTGGCCTCTGAAGCGTCTGCAACAGATCAAACCCCGCCAATGTCTGCCCCAATGTCCACACCTGAACCCAAAATGGGTAATCGTGAAGGCGCAATGGTCAACTTAGGCTTGGCGATGGACTTAATTCAACAAGCACTGCCTGCGTTGGGTAGCAGTTCACCTGAAGGCGTTAAAGTCTTGTCTGCGCTACGCACCTTAACTGGTGTCATCGGCGGCAAGAAAGAATCCGTTGACGAATTGAAGCAGTCTGAGATTCTTCAGATGCTACAAACACTTCCGCAGGCGGGTGGCGCAACGCCGGAAGGTAAAGCTTTGGCAGCAGCGCCAGCAATACCTGGTATGCAGATGCCAGGCGCAACCCCTCAACCAATGTAAGGAGAAATCATGGATTTATTCAAGCCTCGCGGTGCTTCTGCACCTCGTAAACCTACCGACAACAACCAGCAGAATGGTCAAATCGTTAATACTCCACGTTACTCGGAGTTTGGCGGTCTGAAGAACGCTGGCGCAGCAGGCAGCAAGAACAAGATGCAAGTTCAGAAGCCTGGTGACGGTAAGCGCGTTATCTAATTTATTAAGGGGATAGTCATGTCATTAGAAGACCTAACACCAGAAGCCCGTGACGAACTGGCTTTGCTTGCAAAACAACTGTCCGAGAATCCTGAAACCCGCAAAGACTTTCTGCGTCAAGTACGGAAGGTTAAGCCGGAGATGCCGATTCCCGAACTGGAAATTGAAGACTACACGCGCAATGCGGTAGATAAAGCGTATGACCGTGTAAATCAATTGGAAGCAAAGCTGCGTGAGCGCGATGCGATGGATGAACTCAACAAGCGTCGTAGCAAGTTGAAGTCCAAAGGTCTGATTGACAACGACGAAGATATTGAAGAAGTGGAGAAGGTGATGTTGGAAAAAGGCATTACTAACCACGAAGCAGCAGCAGAATACTGGCGCTGGATGCAGCAATCTGCCGCACCGACGCCAACTGGTTACAACCCGTCAACTATCAACAAGTTCGACCTGTCGAAATACTGGAAGAACCCTGTTGCTGGCGCACGGGATGAAGCAGCAAAAGCACTCAATGAGTTGCGGAAAAACCCGCGACCCATTGGCCTGTAAACAAGGGGATTTTTGACTCGGAGATAAACTATGCCTATTGGTGGCGGTATTCTTCCGGCAACGGGTAGTACGCAATTTACGGAACTAACTTACGTTACCCGTAGGGCGTTTATCCCGAAGCTGGTCGTACAACTCTATAACTCGACACCGCTGATGGCGGCTCTGATTGCTAACTCGCAACAGGCTTCCGGCGGTGTTTCCTCTGTAACTGTTCCTGTCCAGGGTTCACAGTTCGTAAACGCTCAGTGGTCAGACTACAGCGGCTCGTTCGCTCAACCGTCTGTTCAGCAGGGTGCTTACAACGCTGAATTCAACCTGAAGCTGATGATTGCCCCAGTACCGTTCCTCGGTATGGAAGGTGCAGTTCAGCAAGACGCAGCTATCATTCCTCTGATCGAAGCGCGTATGAATGACGCGACTAACGTGATGATGGATGCAATGGCAACTGCCTTGTACAACAACACGACGAACACCCAACAGTTCACCGGCCTACCGGCTGCTGTTTCGTCATCGGGTACTTACGGCAACATTAGCCGTTCGGCCTACACTTGGTGGCAGTCGAAAGAGTATGCCGCTGGTTCGGTCAATCCAACCCGTCAAAACATCCTTCAGTACATTAGCGGAACCGTGAAGAACGGTGCTGAAGTACCGTCGTTTGGTGTTTGCGGTTTCGGTACTTGGACTCTGTTGGCTCAAGACTTTGTCGGTCAAGAGCAGTACATGATCACCCCAGGTAACGGCTTTGATGGTGACGCCAATGGCCCACAAGCAGCTTTCCGCGCTTTGATGGTCGCTGGTGTGCCAATTTATCCTGATCCTTATTGCCCTGAAGGTACTGTTTACTTCCTGAACAGCAACTACCTGTCGCTCTATATTCATGAGCAGGGTTCGTTCGTGTTCACGGGCTTTGAATCGACCCTTCCGAACTGGCAGATTGGCTACGTTGGCGCAGTGCTGACGATTGCTGAATTGGTCAATACGAAGCCTAAGTCGATGACCAAGGTCACGGGCTATAACTCTCTAACACTGTAAAGGAGAAATAGTCATGGCACTTGGCTTAAATAAAATTCTACTTGCTAACTCGGCAACTGGCGGTGACGGTTCGTACTTCCAGCCTTATTCTGCCGGTAACGCAACTGTTGTTCTTGATGCTGGCACTTATTACATTGCGCCAACGGCAAACGTCACGATTGAACTGAACACCAATACGTCGGGCAACATCAGCAACGCTACTTGGGCTGTTGTTGTTGCTAACAATACTGGTGGTCTGTTCATTGCTGACGGTACTAACGTCCGTGCAAACGTGCTGTCAGGTACGCCGACCATTACCCTCTACACCGTTAATGGTGGCGAGGATGTAGGCAGCACCTACGCATAAGGAGCCAACAACATGAACGCAAACCATGTAGGTTCGCTCTATCCAGACGGGTTTGGTAACTTTGCTTTCGGTAAGGCAGTTGGCGTTAGCGTCGCTGCTACCGGAAACGCAGTTGCTCAAATTCCTGTCGTGGGTGGCAGCGAGTACATTGTTCGCAGGATTGTTGTCGCTAATGCAAATCAGAGCATTGCTGCGGCTAACGTGACGATCTTGACATCTAACGATGGCAATGCGTCTAACGCTGTTAGCAATGCAACTGTTTTGTCCTCCGTCAGTGGCACAGATAAGTACCAGGATGTTACCTTGGCAACTGGTACTGCTACGACGGTTTATTCTGCTGGTTCAATGTATGTAAAAGTGAACACAGCGGTTAGCGGCGGCACTTGCGACATTACTGTTTACGGTGACATTATTACGCTATGACAACTATCTATGTGACGAATCGGGGCGAAAAGGCTCTGATCCAAACCTACGCTTTTAAAGACTATAAGTTTCCTGTAAACGAATCAGTTGAGATCAGCGTGGAGATGGCGCGTCATGTATTTGGTTATGAGCAGGAAAATAAACTTCCTGCGATGGTGATGCTTGGGTTATGCAAATCAACCAATGAGATCGAAGAAGGTTTGGTCAGGTTGGCAAAGTTTGAGATAACCCAAGACAAGCCGGAACAGAATCGCTTTTTATCCCCTGGCGATGACTCAGTAACCCCCCTTGTGCCTAAAGCACATCGGGGGAGAACAGTCGTTAAAGCCGCTTAGATATGGGTCTTAAATGGCAACTCTTAACAGCTATATCACGGAAGTCCGTAGGCTGTTGCACGATGCAAACGGGAATTTCTATTCCGACTCCGAACTGACTGATTACATCAACGGAGCGCGGGAGCGTGTTGCCAGAGATACCGGCTGTTTAAGAAAACTACAAGTTGCTCAAACACCAATAGCACCCGTAGGCTATTCCGGTAATCCGGTAGCGTGGGCTGCGAATACGGCGGTCAATCTGAATGACTTGGTTTTCTCAAACATCTTTACCTATGTCGTTACTACGGCTGGTATAACGGGTGATGACCCGCCGCCGTATCCAGATTCTTATACGAACTTCCCGCCATCAACGCCTTTTGCGAATGGCACAGCACAGCTTCAGTATGTCGGCAATGTTGAGATCATTCCTTATGGCAGTTTGCCGGAAGCTGGTCAGACGCTAGACATTCTGAACATTAATGTGTTTTGGGGGAACAGCCGCTACCCGCTGTCCTATATGTCTTGGACACAGTTCAACGCACAGTTGCGGTATTGGCAGAACTACATCGGGCGTCCAGTAGCGTTTTCGGTATTTGGTCAAAACCAGATTTACATTTCGCCAGTACCTGATCAGGTCTACACCATTGAGGTAGACACGACCATTTTGCCTTTGCCCTTAGTGAATGGCGCAGAGGTCGATACCATTATTGATCCGTATACAACACCTGTTGCGTACTACGCATCGTATACGGCGAAGTTTAAAGAACAGTCTTATGGCGAATCTGAAATTTTCTATCAGCAATATGTCAGCAAGGTTCGCTCTGTACTCAACACCACGTTCACAAGGCGAATGCCTGACCCCTATAGCACTCCGTTCTAACTATGGCTGCGACAGAGCAAAAGAAAAGCTACGAAGTAGTCAAGAACTTCAAAGGTATCAATACCAAAGCTAACCGCACGGCTATTGATAAGGATGAGTTTGCGTGGCTAGAAAATGCCATGCCTATCGGTTACGCCAACCTCAAGATTGTTCCAACGTACACCACTGCGAACGTCACGTTTGCCAATACAGTAACTACTTTAGCATCTTGCAACATCAACAATGATGATCTTGCGCTAGGTTTTTGTGCGGACGGAAGGGCAGAATATGTCAACGTCATTGGTTACAGTAAAGGAAATGTCGCAACTACTGGTACGTTTTCTAATGGCGGTATTAACGTCACACAGTGGAAAAGCGAACGCATACTTATCGGCGATCCAAACAATGGTGTCTACACTTGGGATGGCACTAATCTTGTATCTATTGGATCAGTTGGATCAGTAGTTATTACCAATGGCGGCAGCAATTATGCCAACGTGCCTGCGGTAGTCATTAGCGCCCCGAATGAAACAGGCGGGATACAAGCAGAAGCACAAGCCTCGGTGTTGGCGAATGTGGTAACAGCGATTACCCTGACAGAAGCCGGATCAGGTTACACCTCGCCGCCTACGGTCACAATCTCCGGTGGTGGTGGCACAAACGCGACAGCAATTGCTAGTTTGTCTACGTTTAAAAAAGGCACGGTGTCGGTGCTGATTACAAACGGTGGTTCAGGCTACACCAACGCAGCTAACACGGTAGTCACGATTTCAGGTGGTGGCGGTACAAACGCAGCAGGTACGGCAGTGTTGGCAGGTGGTCAAATTACCCGTGTGGTGATGACCAATCCTGGCACGAACTACACCAACAACTCAAACATCACCGTAACCATTACGGGCGGGGGAGGCAGCAATGCGACAGCCAAAGCAGTCATCCTCACCGACCCCATCTCAGGCATCCAAACCTTTTCGGGCAGAACTTGGGTTAGTCAGGGAAGAACGGTTAGTTATTCTGCTGCTGGTAGCTACAGCGACTTTACAAGCGTTTCTGCTGGCGCACTTACTCTGACTGATTCGACACTGCACAGTAATATCGTGCAACTGTTGTCAGCCAATAACTTTTTGTACATCTTTGGTGAGGACAGCATTAACGTCTTCTCTGATGTCAGGGTGACCAATGTTGGCACAACGATTTTTACCAACACAAACGTCAGTGCGTCAGTAGGTACGCGCTTGCCTTACGGTCTGTTCCCGTATTTTCGTTCAGTATTATTTATGAATGAGTACGGGATGTACGCTTTGGTTGGCTCGACCACATCCAAGATTTCAGACCCGCTAGACGGTGTATTCCCGAACATTGACTTTACAACTGCCATTATTACGGCAGGTCAGGTGCTGCTGAATAACATTCTGTGCGCGGCGTTTAACATCCGGTACAACGACAACGGTACTTATCGGTATGTTCAAGCGGTGTTTTTTGATAAGAAATGGTTTTTTACCAATCAGAACACAGCAACCAAGTTGATTACGTCCATCCAAACAGGCGGCAAGATCAATTTGTACGGCACGACCGGAACAGACTTGTTGTATCTGTATTCCGATTCTGTAAGCACTGTGCCAAGTCTTATTGAAACGGCATTGATGCCGATGACTGATCCGATCAGGACAAAGCAGGCGCTAAAGATTGGTATTGAGGCAACTATCTCTGGTGGTGGCATTTTGCTAACAACGGTGGATAGCGAAACTAGCGCCAGCCCTGTTTATGAACTTGGCAATTACGTCAATTGGATTAATAATTTTGGAAATCCAATTTCTTGGCTTAATAATTCCTCTGCAATTATTTTGTGGATCGGTGGTCAGGGATTTGTGCTGTACAAAACAGACGCGCAGCAATGGGGTAAGTATCTTGGTATGACCGTTACTTCCAATTCATCAGCAATGGTGATTAACGGTTTTGAGTACGAACATGAATTGAGAGTGAGGTTCTAAATGCCAGTTCCAAATACATTTGCCAATGCAACAACGTCTATACCGTTGTCGCAATTGGATGCCAATTTTGCTACCCCGATCACGTTAGGCAATACTGCTATCCAGCTTGGCAACACGGTCACAACACTCAACAACATGAGTTTTGCGAATGTGACCATCACTAGCGTATCAACACCGATTACTGCTGCACAAGGCGGTACTGGTTTAACCAGTTTGACCGCAGAGAATGTGTTGATTGGTAATGGCGCAAATGCAGTCAAGGTTGTAGCGCCAGGCACTGCTGGTAACGTGCTGGTGTCTACGGGAACCACTTGGGCTAGCCAAGCACCAGGAGCAGCAAGCGGCAACGTCACCATTGGTAATACAACCATTGCGTTAGGTGGCACAAGCAGTTCGTTAGGCAATGTTACGTTAAACAATGCGACTGCGGGTAATGCCGTATCTGATAGCGCCAATGTAGTTGGCTATATCGGTCTGCCACAGAATAGCCAGAATGGTAATTACAACGTCGTGTTGGGGGATGCGGGTAAACATATTTATCACCCGACAGGCCAAGCAGCAGCGACTTACACTTTTCCTGCAAACTCTAACGTGGCATTCACGGTGGGTTCAGCGGTTACGATCATCAATGGTTCTGCCAACAACGTCACGATCTCTTTGACAACAGACACGCTGTATTTGTCATCAAATGGCGCAACTGGTAGCAGAACACTAACCCAGTGGGGTGTGGCAACCGCAGTCAAGATTTCTAGCCAAGTTTGGGTTATCTCTGGATCGAATATCACATGACAGGCATCCTACAAGCACTTTTGATGGGTTATGGCGCTGCTGGAGGCGGTGGCGGTTTAACCATCATCGAAACTTTCACATCGACAAAGGACTGGACTTGTCCAGATGGTGTCACGCAAGTGGACTATTTGGTGGTGGCAGGTGGTGGTGGTGGGGGCGGTGCAAGCCCCGGAGATTATTGTGCTGGCGGTGGTGGTGCTGGTGGCTTCCGTACTGGTACTGGTTTGTCTGTCACCGCTGGCACAACTTACACAGTGACTGTTGGCGGTGGTGGGAATGGTGGTGCGGCTGGTTCAAATCAAGGAAGTAGCGGATCAAATTCTGTTTTTTCTACGATTACATCTAATGGCGGTGGTGGCGGGGCAAAAGGACAACCAAGTTCAGGAACAATACAAGGGTCATCGGGTGGTTCTGGTGGTGGTTCTAGTTATAGTTCGCCCGGAGGGGCTGGTAACACGCCTTCAACATCTCCATCACAAGGAAATAATGGTGGAGCTGGAGCTATATTTAGCGCACAGTTTGGCGGGGGAGGTGGTGGTGGTGCGAGTGCAGTTGGTAGCGATGGATCAGGAACAAAAGGCGGTGACGGCGGCAACGGAACAGCATCTACGCTTTCAGGAAGTTCAGTAACCTATGCTGGTGGTGGTGGCGGTGGTGGTTATACAGCTCCTGCTTCAACAAATGCTGGAGCTGGTGGTACTGGTGGCGGAGCAAATGGCGGCGCTAAATCTACTGGTTCTAGTGCAACAGCAAATACTGGTGGTGGCGGCGGCGGTACTGGTTCTTCTGGAACTCCGAGCGCATCTTTCGCTGGCGGTGCTGGCGGCTCTGGCGTAGTCATCATTAAGTACACAGCACCATCTAACAACGTGCTTGTGTTCAAAGGTTCATCTCAATGGACTTGCCCAACAGGTGTGACCAGCGTTGATTATCTGGTCGTAGCTGGTGGTGGTGGTGGTGGCGATGGTGCTGCTGCTGCTGGTGGCGGCGCTGGTGGCTTTAGAACAGGCACAAGTTTATCGGTTACCGCAGGAAATACCTACACGGTAACGGTCGGCGCAGGCGGCGCTGGTGGGTCTAGTGGCGGGTTAAGGGGTTCTTCAGGGGGGAATTCGGTTTTTTCCTCAATTACGTCTAATGGTGGCGGCGGAGGTGGGTCATCAAATTCGGGGGAAAGAATTGGCGGTAGTGGCGGTTCGGGGGGTGGTGGTTCAGGGGATGGTAATAACGCTGGCGGAGCGGGCAACACTCCCAGCACATCACCGTCCCAAGGAAATAACGGTGGGTCAGGTTTAGATGGAGGAGCGACTAATGCTGGCGGTGGCGGTGGTGGAGCTTCTGCTGCTGGTGGAAGCGCGTCTGGTTCTCCAGTTGCGCCCGGAAATGGTGGCAATGGAACGGCATCAAGCATTTCAGGTTCGTCTGTGACTTACGCTGGCGGCGGTGGAGGGCATCGAAATGCCCAATCGCCCAACCCCGGTGGTACTGGAGGCACAGGTGGTGGAGGTAATGGCGGGGGTGAAAATAACAATCCTGCTGGTTCTGCCGGTACTGCAAACACGGGCGGCGGTGGTGGTGGTACAGAAAACACTTCCTATGCTGGCGGCTCCGGTATCGTAATTATTAAACTCAATTCATAACCATGAAAAAAATCTACCGCTTCTACGGCATCGACGTTGCAATGCAGATGCTTCGTCCGGGTGCTAAATGGGAGATCAGCAACAACGTCTTTACCCGTTGGGATGATCCTAGACCTTGCCCAAGCATGGAAGAAGTGTATTGGATGATGGAAAAGATCAAAGAGTTTGAGGAAAGCATCCCGACCATTTGGCTACCTGAACAGTTAGAGCAGCACAAGCAAGAGGAAGAAGAACTAGAAAAGGCACTCGCATGAATATGCACAACCTGTTTCCTACGCCAATCGGTATGTTCGACTTAGATAGAGAATTTACCGATGAGGAACTGTTGTTTGTTCGTGGTCAGGAAACTAGAGCAAATGAAGGCAATACCACTAGCGTAAACAACTTTGTGCTGCGTGATCCGATTATGACTTCTTTGCGGGATTGGGTAGAGGGCTGCGTTTCTGAATACTTTAAGGCTACAAGCGATCCAAAGCATGACGTTGATTTGCGAATTACTCAGTCTTGGTTTAACTATTCAGAGCAAGGTCAGTGGCATCACAAACACGCTCACCCAAACAGTTTTGTTTCAGGCGTGTTTTATCTGAATACCAACCCTGATGACCGTATTTACTTTTATCGTTCAGGCTGGCAGCAAATAAAGTTTCCACCTGAAAACTATAACTTGTACAACTCTGAATCGTGGTGGTTTGAGGCGATTAAAGGGCGGCTGATTCTGTTTCCTTCGTCGCTTGAGCATAACGTGCCGACAGTTCAGGGTGAAGATGTGCGGATAAGCATGAGTTTTAATACGTTCCCTGTTGGGATTGTTGGGGATGAGATGTCGTTGACTGGTTTGAAATTGGAGGCTTGAATGGCGCACTTTGCTGAACTTGATAGCAACAACGTGGTGTTGCGTGTCATTGTGGTGGATAACAAAGACACAAGCGATGCCAACGGCGTTGAGAAGGAATACATAGGCGCAGCCTTCTGTGAGCGTTTATTTGGCGGCACATGGAAACAAACTAGCTATAACGGCAACTTTCGTAAAAACTTTGCCGGTATTGGCTACAGCTATTTGCCTGCACCGATTGATGGCTTTGCGCCACCCCGTCCGTATCCAAGCTGGAACCTTGATCCTGATGTTTGCCAGTGGGTTGCGCCAGTGCCTATGCCTACTGACGATCAGCGTTACTCTTGGAATGAAGAAACGCAATCTTGGGAGGTGACAGATGGGAATTAATGCTTTTACCAAAACTGGTAACACGGTCACGTTTCTGGCGGCTACGACTGCCCCCACTCCCGTGCAGTGTTCGTCAACGACTCTTGGCGGCAACCAATACCGTGTCATTAACTCTGGCACGGGTATCGTGTTTTTAGGTTACGGAACAACAGCGGCTGACGCTAACAGTTCAGCGCAATTAGTTAGTAGTAGCCAAGCAGCATTTCCGTTATTGCCAAATACAGATGAGATTCTGACGTTTGTTCCAAATGCGTATTTCACGGGCATAACGGCATCTGGCACAGCGACTGTGTACATCACGCCTGGCGATGGCCTATAAGGAGTAATCATGCTAAAGGTAGCTGGTGGTGGTATAGCGACAGGCACACTGTCTTATCAAGGCACATGGGATGCTAATGCAAACTCACCTTTGCTTACTTCTAGCGTAGGAACGCAGAACCAGTATTACGTTGTTAGTGTTGCCGGAACAACTAATCTTAATGGCATTACCGATTGGCAGATTGGTGATTGGGCAATCTTTAACGGTTCTGTTTGGCAAAAGATAGATCAAAGTCCGGCGGTTTTGTCCGTCAATGGTCAGACGGGCGCAGTTGTTTTGACAGCGGCTAACGTCGGCGCAACACCAAACACGACTTTTGTATTGGCAGGAACTGGCATCTCCGGTGGTGGGCAGTTGACCGGCAATGTCACTATCAACTTAGCTAACACAGCAGTCACCGCTGGTACTTACGGCACAGCAACTCAAGTGTCGCAGGTCACTGTAGACGCTCAAGGGCGCATTACCAGCGCATCTAATGTCGCTATCGCTATTGCCAACAGCGCGGTGTCTGGTCTTGGCACGATGTCTACACAAGATGCCAACAATGTCACGATTACTGGCGGGTCAGTCACAGCAAATGTAACGTCTGCTAATGTCAATTTGACAGGCAGTACGTCATCTACGGCTACGTTTGCAACAGACAGTTTGCCGTTAGTGCCAGAGGGCTACATCACCATACAAATTGGTGGTGTGAACAAAAAAATTCCTTACTACGGTGTGTAAATGGAAGGTCAAATGCTCTTTAATCTTGTTGTCGGCGTTGCAGCATTCTTTGGTGGCTGGACACTAAACAACATTACACGGATGTTGAACCGGATAGACGATGACATTCGGGAGTTGCCGCATTTGTACGTCAGTAAAGAAGATTACAAAACTGATATCCATGATATCAAAGGGATGTTGGGCAAGATTTTCGATAAGTTAGAAGGTAAGGCCGACAAAACATGAACATGGACGCTCTTAGCATTGTGAAGTTCGGCGATAGGGATTCGCTGGGAGAGTTTTTGTTTGAAAACGGTCTACAGCACAAGTTATTCCAAGAAACCTTCATGGATCAGGGCATTTCAGTGCCTGTTTTCCCTTTAATTGACGCAAATATCGACAATTTGGACGATTGGTTACAGGTTCACCAGGTCGAACACCAAGCATTTGCAAGCCTTTTGGGGCTAAATAACCCCTTTAATTTGCTTGATACGGATTGGAATAGAGAGGAAGATTTCTACGATTGGATCGCTAGTCACTTGTATATTCACGAACAAATTGCAGCATCCCTTAACTTGTCGAGTTGAACATGATTGCTCCTCCCCAACCAAATATGAATGTTGCAGCGCAACAAAATGCAGATGTGATGCAAGCCATGCAAGGCGGTAACAATTTTGCGAATAATCCGCAAATTGAACAAGCCAAACAAATGGTTATGCAGCTTATGCAAGAACACGGGTTGATGCCAGAACAATTAAAAGAACTAGGGCAGTTGGCAGAAATGAGTATCCAAAATAAACAGGCTTACCCAATGTTTTTGGAAAGGCTTAGAAGATTTGGATTGGGTGATGCGGAAAGTATGCAAGGTGATATTGATTACCAAGCACTTGCAATATTTGCTACGGCTGCGAAATTGATTTAAGGAAAATAACATGGATGCTTCTCAGCACGTTGCCAGACTATTCCTGCGAGATTTAGGCAGAACACCCGATGCTGGAGGACAAGCATTTTGGGAAAACAGAGCGAAAGAAGTTCCTCCTGCCCAGCTTAATCTGGAGTTTCGTGAAGCCGCTAAACTAGAAAATCCGCAGGCTGGTCAGCCGCGAGGTAGCGGTATGGGAACCGATCCATATTCAAGAATCGCGCTTCCTGGAGAAGAAGGTTATACACCAGATAAATCAACCAACTTTTTTCAACAGCTTGCTCCTTTTGTTATTCCCATCGTTGCAATTGTCGCACCTACGTTAATCCCGACTATTGGTTCTGCTTTGTTGCCTGCTGGCGCAAGTGCGGCTGCGGTCAATGCCGCAGGTAGCGCAGTCATTAATGCTGCTGTTACGGCGGCTCAAGGCGGTGATGCTGGTGACATTTTGAGGTCTGGTGCGGCTGGTGCTGCTGGTGGATACGCAGGCACAACAGCTAGTCAAGCGGTTAAAGCGGCAGAAGCCGCCGGTAAGATAGGCATATCAAGTTCACTACCTTCTGGTGTTGTACCTGCTGCTGCGGGTGGTGCTGCGGGTACTGGCGCGAGAACATTAGTAGAAACGGGTGATGTTGGCAGATCATTACAGGCTGCTGGTTTATCAGGATTAGCATCAGGCGCTGGTCAGGCCGCATCCGTAACAGCACAAGGTGCGTTGCCAGCAGGTACAAGTAGAACAACACAAGCGTTAGTTGCTGGTGGCACTGGTGGCGCAACAGAGGCCGCTATTGAAGGTGCAAACCCGATTACAAGCGCTCTTGGTAGTGCGCTACAAACAGCCCGTGTAACTTCTGCAATGGATGCAGACGCAGCGCGTAGAGCAGAGGAAGCAAGAACACAGCAAATTATCTCTGCATTTGAACAACCAACTACACCTAGCACACAATTTGGACCAGCAACAGCGGGAGCAACACCAGCGCGTTTACCTGGATATACAACCACTGAGTTTGATACGCCTGAATTTACAGCTTCTGGCAGACCTATTGCTGGAAGATTTGATCCGACTATTGTTGGCGGTGAAGAAACATTAAGTCCAAGCGATAGGCTTGCGTTAGATGAATTAAGGCGTGCTGCGATTACAGGCGATGTACAAACTTTAAGAGAAGTAACACAAACAGGCGGGTTGCCAACCGCCACGCCAAGTACAACTATCAATCCAGCGCTTGCTTCAACAACGGGATTTACAACAAGACAACCATCAACGCCTACCCGTACTGGTGGCGCTGCTGGATTAACAGGTCAAACAACAACCAATAGAGATACGCAGATATTAAATTTAACGGGTATTACAAAACCTACCGACGCATTGCCAGGCGTAGAGGTTACTGGTCAAGACGAACTCGACAGGTTGCCGAATGTTGACGTTACTGGCGAGGAAGAAACAGAAGTTACTAGAAAGCCAACTGAAGACACAATTGTTAGCCAACGATTCCCGCTAACACCTGATGAGCCAATAATTAAAAGACCACCAATTATTGACTACAGGTCTTTTAATGTTTTTGATCCTACTTTTACTATGCCACCGATAACAACTGCTATGGCGCCTGGATCAAGCGCACTAGCGCAGGCATTGGGTGTGGGTGATCCTGGGGTGTCGTATTTAAGTAAGAAGGGTAAGGAACGTAAGCCTGTTTGGAACGTGGAGTCGTTAAAACTATCAGATGAATTAGGTGGACGTTATGGCTAAACAAATTGCAAAACTGCTGAAGGCTACCATTCAAGACAGCAGCGACCTTAAACAGATTGCCAAACAGCTTGCCGGTAAAGGCAGGGGTGGTGACAGTATGCTTGTCCACATCACTCCTAGAGAAGCCATGATGCTGAAAGACGCTGGTGGCGCTGGCACGATCAACCCTGATACGGGGCTGATGGAGTTCTATGATGGCGATTTCAGTTTAATGCAATACGCAGGTGATCCAGACGTTAGAACAGGTGGCTATACCAGGTCTATGACGCAATCCGTTCCTACGCCATCAGTTTCAGATTATGTGCCATCGGGTCGATATGATTTGATGCAATTTGGTGGTTCGCCAAATGTGCAGACAGGTGGTTATCAACAGCCTACTTATACACCGGCAGGAGGTCGAACTGATCTCATGAATTTAGGCACTGGTGAATTTAACCCAAGAACAGGCGGTGTTACGGGTCAGCCAACAGATGTCACTGGTGACTTTTCACTGTATGGAGTAAGACCAGGTAGCCAAAACTTAAGAGCAGTGCCATCTGTTCAAGGTTTAAGAATGACGCCAGCAGCAGCAGCGGCAGCGCCTCCTTCGCCAGTTTTTCCAGGCGCAATTACGCCAGTAGGTGAAGTGCAACAAGCGTTGACTAGAGAGCCATCAGTAGCACAGCGTTTGAAATCAACACTGACCAGCCCAAGAATGATTGAAAACCTAGCACTGGGTGGTTTGCAAGCCTTGCCTGGAATTATTGCTTCAAGGAATGCTGCTAGACAAGGCCAACGTGCTAGAGAAGAAATGCAAGCGATGGCAGAGCCTTATCGTCAGCGCGGTCAGGAACTTCTTGCTCAAGCACAGTCTGGTGCGTTAAGTCCTGCCGAGCAACAGCAACTGCAAGCTATGCAAGCACGGATAGCACAAGGTGTAGCAGGTCGTGGTGGCGTAGGCGCAGAACAAGCACAAGTTCAGCTAGAGGCTTTCCGTCAGCAAATCTTGCAAAACAAATATGACTTAGGTCTGAAAGTGTCTGGAATTGCTGATCAAATTGCGACAGGCGCTATTAAAGCAGGCTTGGAAGCAGATCAGTATGTCAGCGAATTAACTGGCAACTATTTCTCTAATGCTATGCAAATGGCAATGATGAACATGGGTCAAAGACCGCAAACGTGAGGTAAACATGGCTGATCCAAGATTTTCTAGCGCGTTAGAGAACATCACTGGAATGCGTGATCCGCTTGCTGGTTCTGCGGTTACTGGGCGTACACAAGCCCCTAAACAAGATTTTATGACGCCTCAAGCTAGGCTTAGCAGAGAGTATCAAATACAAGATCAGCTGATTCCAAAACTCGGAAATTTGGCAGTGCAGTCTGCTGAGTTTGAGGGTTTGACCAAAAAGGAAGCAGCTACTAGAGCCGCTGAGGTTGCTAAAGGTGAACGTCAACTTGCGGAGGAAAGAGCAACCACATTAGAGCAGCCAGCGCTGCGTCAAGAGCGTACACAGTTGCGTCAAGAACTTGGTAAGCCATTTGTGCCGACTCAAGAAAACGCTCAAGAAATGGCAACCATTTTTAGTTTTATTGGTGTATTAGGGTTTGCGTTAGGTGCTGGCGGCAAGAACAATTCCATACAAGCCATGAGCGCCATGAATGGCATGATGGAAGGTTACAAACAAGGAAACATAGCGCGTTACGAAAAAGAGAAAGATATTTTTTTAAATAACGTCAAATCTTTAACAACGAAAATTTCTGCTATTGATGCAGAACTGGATGACATAGCGCAACTTGCTTCTATTAGCTATGACAAAGGCATGGCAAAACTTAAAGAGGTGGCTTTGCAGAATGAAGCTGACTTTTTAATAAACTATTCCGATAAAGTTGGCTTGCCAAAAACCATTGAATATGTGAAATCATTAAAAGCCTCTAATGACAAAAACATTGATAGATTAGAAAAAGAATTGGCAAGAGTTGCAACGGCAGAACAAAAGTTTCAGAACGACAAAATTATGGAAGCCATCCGGCAGTCTGGACGCCGAGATATTGTCGTTTTGCGAGATAGTCTAAGAGGTGATGGCAAGGGTGGCGGTCAAAAGCTTACTGAAAAAGATCGTTCAGCGCATCGTTTGCGTGAAAACCTGATTCCTGAGTTAGAGGAAGGTATTGACATACTTGACCGTTTGAACCGAGATGGTCAATGGAGCAAGATGACTTCCTTACTAGCCGTAGACACTAGAGCCGCAGAACTTGCGTTCAAGGATGATCCAGAGGCACTAAAGCTAATCAGAACCTTTGCATTCTTCCGTAGTAAAGAATTTGAAACGGGTGGTAAGGCACTAACTAGAATAGAAGACCGCATTCTTGCTCCGCTGTATAGGTCTGACTTGCGTGTTTATGAGGCGGTCAGAAACGCGATGGTTCAGGGCGTGACTGAAATGTCGAGAGAGAAATCGCGGTTAGAAGACCAATTCCCGCAACTAGGTGGCGGTGTTGATCGTCGTAGCGAAATGCCAGCGCCTAAATCTATGCCAAGCGGTGACAAGCTGAAGGCTTACGCAGACGCCAACTTCGGTGGCGATCAAACCAAAGCTAAAGACTTCTTACGTTCACAGGGGTATCAATAATGGCTGTTGACATTAGCGATCTACCAAAACCGTCGCAAACAGATTTTAGCGACCTGCCGACACCTAAAGCGCCTTCAGCGCCTAAAGCGCCGACAACATCACCTGAAAAGCCGTTTGGACAGCGCTTAGAGGACATTGGTGTTGCGACAGGTGTTGGTACTGCTGCTGGCGCTTTCTCGCCGGAGATTGCTTTTGGTACAGGCTTGCTACTAGAAAAGTTCCCCTTGTCTCCTCCACCTGTTAAAGCCGCTGGTAGAGCCATGCAAGCCGCAGCCCCGTCTATGGAAGGCGCTAAAGGTCGTGCGCTAGGTTCTTTGGCTGGTGGCTTTGGTGGATTGACTAGCGAAACAGCAGGCCAGGCGGCTGAGTTGTTTGGCGCTTCTCCACCTGTTGCTGAGAGCGCTAGGATTGTTGGCGGTCTGCTACCACTAGAAGCAGTGACCAGCGGCACTAGAGGTGTTGGATCATTGATTAGTATGGTCAAGCCTGGTGCTGGCACTGCCTACAATGTGATGAGAAGCGTGATGCAAGATGTTGGCGTGGCTAATCTCGCAGGCAAACAGCGTGAACTGGTTATGCAGCGGATTGAAGAACTCCGCAAGTCACCGTTTACGACTGACGCTCAAAAGAAGATTTACGACACGATTGCCGATTCCGTTAGCAAATCTACCAACATAGCGGAGGTTGAGGCTGATCTGGCTAGACGCGCTGCTGAAGCAGAGGCTAGAGGTGTGCGTAGTACGGCAGAAACCGTATCTAGAGAAGAACGGGAACGAGGCGTTAAGTTAGCCGGAACCAGAGCAGAATTAGAAGAAGCAAAAAGAACTCTGGTTGATAGGGCTAAGAGTGGGTTGCGACAGGTAGGCGATGCCACAGTAGAACTGTCGCAAATGGGCAGAACCTTGCGCGACAGGATTTTGCAAAGGTTTGAAACTGGATCACTGGAAAGGTCGCAAGCCTACAAAGACCAAAAAGCCTTGCGTGATCAGGATGTTGCGAACAAAGAGAGCAAAGGTATTTTTGTTGATTCAACGCCTGAATACAAAGAACTTCTAAAAGATTTAACAAGCAAGTTGTTAATTGGAAGGCAACCGCTTACCAAGAAAACCGCAGAAGTAACTGAGCCTGGTGTTGAATCAGCTTACAGAAAAATCTATGACGCGATTACAAACAAGCGCGTGATGATTGAAGGTTCGGCAGATGATGTTGCTAATTATGTTGCAGAACTCAAAGCAGCAGGTATTAGCGTAAGACAAGGCACAAATCCTAAAACTGGCGAACCTGTGTTTTATCGGGAATACAAAACATCATTTGATGCAATGGATGATGTTCGTCGTAAATTAGGTGATGCTGCTTTTGGCAAAGAGGCAGAAGGATATGAAGCACTTGGACAGAAAATAGCGCAGGAGTATTACGCCAAAATTAGCAATCTACAATCCAAGTTTGCTGGTCAATCGCATGATGTCTTGCAAAGTGAGTATGAGATTGCTTCTCGGCTGCTAGAGAAGTACAGAACTAAGGCGGGTGCTAAAGCGACTGCGTTAGACCGGATAGATCCTACTCAGTTCAAAGCAGACGCTAAGTCACTACCTGGAGCATTGTTCAACAGCCAACAGTCTGTGGCAGACGCGATTGCGCTGACGGGTGATCGGAACCTGGTAGTTCAAGAAGCTAGAAACTATGTGGCTAGAACGATTGCCAACATGGATGCTAAAGCCGCAAAGAACTGGCTGACCAGCAAGCAGAACTCAGATTGGTTGAGCGCGTTGCCGGAGGTTAGAACTGCCGCCAACAACTACGTTATGAACCTAGAGCGTGCTGAAGGCATGGCTGCGGGTGCTGGTAAGGTTGCGACAAGGAAAGAAGCGTTAGAGCGCCAGGCCGGTAGAGAAGCTGGCAAGGCGCTGGAGATCGGTGAAAAAGAAGCTGGCAGGCTAGTTAAGGAAGGCGAAGCTGTTGCCGGAAAGATTACGGATGCAGCCAGGAAAGAAGCCGCGACCATTCTGAGTACGGCTGAACCTGCCGCCCGTGTCCAAGAGATCATTACGTCAGGTGACAGAACCCTGTGGGATCGGGTTGCGCCTGCGATTGCGGCTAGTCCTAATGGCAAGCAAATTTTGGAGCAAGCGATCCGTCAGACGATGGCTGACAGAGCGCAGCAAGGCGTATTCGGCGCACAGCGTTTCTGGCAGACTAGCCTGAAGGATTCGCTAGCCAGAACAGGCTTGATGCCGACTAACAAGATCAATGAGATCAGTCAGCAACTAGATGCTATTGCTAATTCGGCATTGCCAGAGCAACAGAAACTCACCTTGTTTGGCAGAACCATTAAGAACATCATTGTGACTTACGGAGCGCCTGCTGTTGGCACATCTGCCTACGATGTCATTACTGGCGCAGGTAAACCAACTTCTATGCAACCAGTGAGGTAATTATGCCGCTGACAAAAGGATTTAGCCAAAAGACAATTAGCAAGAATATAAGTCGTGAGGTGAAGCGTGGGAGGCCACAGAAGCAAGCGGTGGCTATTGCTCTTAATGTTGCTAGGAAAGCAAAGAAAGGAAGAAAATGATGCGTAACCGTAGACCGCAAGAAGCTGGTATTGGTGATCAAACGCCACCACCAACCATGATCAAGCCGATGCGTAAGATGAAGCGTCAAGAACAGGCCATGCAGAAGCGCAAGAATAAGCGATGACTAAGAAGACCAAGGGGATAAATCCAGAGTTGGAGAAGGCGATTGGTGATCTGCTGAAGGCCACCATGTCTGACCCGACTGCTAGTTTGACCGACAAGTCAAAGATCATCGACAGAGCGTTAAAACTTGAACAACTAAAAGCCAGAATATCGGATGATGATTGGGGTTCAGGGTTTGCTGATGATGAGGATGAGTAGTAAGATATGAGTATCCATTTCGAAAGGGGATACAAGTATGGATGCTATTTCACTGGTACGCTTGGCTTTGAGTGTCATCAGCGAGAGATTGTTGGTGATTCTGGCTTTGTGCCTGAACTTCGCACTCGCTTGCTGGACAATGTGGGGATTGATGTGGGAGAGGCTGGTAGCGTTAGCCGTGTTTGCGTTATTCAGCTACCTTTTGATAAGAATGGAAAGGAATAAAGATGCGCGACAAGAAAGATCTAACGCTCAAGAGTAGCGTACCTGGGGCTGAAGAACTCAACTACAGCCAGAAATACGCGAAAGCTATCCGTCCTCAGAAACCATCTGATACGACAGAACGTTATCAGAAGTGGCAACCAGGTCAAGTACCTATGGGTGGCTTCCGTTCCACTTTCTGCTTTGATGACAGCTACAACAGCAAAGAAAGCCCGACTTCTGGCGGTGGCAAGAAGGTGTACTAATGGCTAACAATATTGCCTTTCAGCCGATGGGCAACTGCGTGGTTGCGGTTGCCGCATCTGCGAACACTCAAGGTGCTGTGGTTTCTTTAACGGCTGTTAGTCCGGTGAATCAATACTTGGTGTTCAATACAAGTAAAGACTATCCTGTGTTTGTTGCCTATGGACAAACAGCCAATATCACGGCAAGCATCCCAACTGCTAATGGCGCTCCGGTAGTTGCCATCCCACCATACAGTGAAAAGGTTTTTACAGGGCCACAGGTTAGCGCAACCAAAACGGTCTACGTTCGTATTATTGCTCCTCACAACAATGCGGAGATATACATCACGCCAGGAGAAGGACTATGAAACAGTACATTCTTGATCGTGCAAAAGAACCGTCCACCTGGCGCGGTGCAATTCTTTTCCTGACCGCTTTGGGTGTGCCTATTGCCCCTGCTCTAGCTGAACACATAGTCACGGTTGGTCTGGGCATTGCCGGTATCGTCGGGATGGTCACCAAGGGATGATCAACTCACGCAGTCTAGATGACCTGTTACCGCAGGTTAGAGAGCGCGTCGAGAAGATGATTGCTGGTTGCGAGGCAGAAGGTATAGAACTGCTGATCACCAGCATCTACCGAGATAACTTTAGCCAAGCAGCGCTATACGCTCAAGGTAGAACCACACCAGGAAGGATTGTCACAAATGCACGGGCTGGTCAGTCTTTTCATAATTACCGTTGTGCTGTGGATGTCGTTCCGTTACTACACGGAAAACCTGTTTGGGATGCCAAGAACTCAATCTGGCAAGACGTTGGCAGAATAGGCAAAGCAGCAGGATTAGAGTGGGCGGGTGATTGGAAGCGGTTTAAGGAATATCCGCACTTCCAGTACACAGGTGGCCTGACATTAGCGCAACTACAGCGAGGAGCCAAAATTGCCTAAGAAGGAAACATTAGACCCCGCTGGCTTTCCAATTGAGATGGACAGGCCGGTAGTGTTCGAGGAAGGGGATTACAAAAGTCCTCACACCGAACTTTCCATTACCGAGTCAGCAGAGGCGCTAGGTCTGCCAGGTAAGGGCTTCTATAACGTGCCAAGCATCTACGGTGGCGTGATCTACGATCCTAAGACACAGTTCGATGTCATCAAACAGAACGTCCAGAAGCAAGCACAAACAGGATTCCGTTTCCCTAACTTCCCGACCGTTCAGGAAGCAGAGAAGGCAGCACAGGCAAGAAGCGCCTATTTCAACAAAGTCAAAGCAGATATGTTGCGCGAGGCAGTCAATAAGCGTAAACAGGAACTGCTGCTGAAGATGATGAAAAAGGGTAAGTGATGCCAAGAAAGAACGTCAAGCTATCAGTAGGCAGAGGTGAGAAGCTGTCCGTCAAAGCAGGTAGCGGCTTAACTGCTAAAGGCAGAGCCAAGTACAACCGTGCCACTGGCAGCAACCTCAAAGCCCCCACCAAAGATTCTTCAAATCCTCGCCACAAGTCTTTCTGCGCTAGAAGCCGCAGTTGGACAGGTGATCGCGGTAAAGCAGCCAGGAAGCGTTGGGGTTGCCGGTGAGCCATCCAGCACAGATTGAATTCGTTGCCAGCCTCAAGTCACAGTTCCCTGATTACTTTGTTCGCAAGAACGTGCTGGAAGTTGGTAGCCTAAACATCAATGGTTCAATACGTCCATTTTTTGAGCAATGTATCTATGTTGGCGTTGATCTTGGCGCAGGAGCCGATGTTGATGTGGTGGCTAGAGGAGAAGACCTCGCCTATCCTGATAGCAGTTTTGATGTTGTCGCTAGTTGCGAGTGCTTTGAGCATAATCCTGCTTGGGTGAAAACCTTTGCCAATATGATTAGGATGTCCTCTGGTCTGGTCTTCTTTAGTTGTGCGACCACAGGCAGGGCAGAGCATGGCACACGCCGCAGCAACCCGTATGACGCGCCATTCTGCGGTGACTACTATAAAAACTTAACTGAGCAAGACTTCCGAGAAGCGTTTGACCTGTCAGAATTCAAGCAGTATGCTTTCTCGACCAATGATCAGGCGCACGACCTTTACTTTTGGGGTGT